CGCTGGTTGAAGCCTCAATGCCTTCAATCTGAACCGGCCACGCTGAATATTCATTACCTTGCCACCAGATGGATTTCGCAGGCAGTTTCGATTCATCTCCACCTGCTGCCACAATTTCGGCTTCGGTATAAACCAGATTGTAATTATGAAATCTGATGACTTCACCGGTACCAAAGGCAGTGCCGTCAACTTCAAAAAGCCGGACAGTGTTTCCCGGCTCGAGTTTTTGATAATCGCTGTTTAATGACATTATGCCCTCGTTGCAGAATAGGCCTGCTCGAACGTTGCTGTGATGGTTGCCTGCAACTTTCCGTTTGGTTGCATACGAATAGAATCAGCGGCTACCCGATATAACCCTTTCTCACCGTGTGGCGGTGTCCAGATAAAGGCCTTGCTGCAATGATTGCGGCAAAAATCTCTGATGGCGAGTGAGGTCACGAGCGGGCCGCGATAGGAATAGGGAAATTTAATCATTTCCGAATTAATACCCTCCTCAGAAATCTGAGCATATCCGTCCCCAAACTGAGCCTTTCTAACCGTCCGGTTATATTCAGTCGAAGGCTGGCTGGCGACCTGGGTGGGCCACGTAAAAATGTCGATTGCCATGGGATACCTATAAAGGGGTTATCGGGTTTTCATTGCATTGAAGAGTTGGCCACCGGGGCGCAAAGCATTGGTGATGTTTTTCTGACAGAACTGATCCAGCATATTCATCATTGCCTTACTCATCTCATCGTTACTGCCAGAGGTTTTAGCGCTGGCAGTACCCTCGTTTTGAAGGATGATAGTGTTATGAAATACAGGACTTCCGGCGCTCATATTTCCTGCAGCGCCAACTGGCGTCTGTCCGCCGCCCACATATCCCCCTGTCGCATAGCCCCGCATCATACGATAGAGATTTGCAACGCCCAGACGGCTGGTCGCTTCCTTGGTGAATACAAACTCCCCGCCGTGAACAATGCCTTTGGGTTCATACTTTCCGCCGTGTCCGGTGTAACCCCCCGCGTCATATTCGCGGATGTAACCACCGTTATAAGCAAGCGGAAGGTTACTATAGCTGCCGCCGGTGATTGCCGTCCCTGCATTACCGCCACCCGAAACGCTTCCCGTTACCCATCCCATGGCTGACTGAATCGCGTAGGCCACCAGCAGACGGTCGATCACATTAACAATCATTTTAAGAATGGATGAGGTGAAGTCTTTGAAACTGGCCTTGCCGGTAGTGACCAGACTATTCAACTGGTCTGTAAGCCCGTTAAATCCGGACTGAGCCACCTGCTGAACGGACGTGAAAACATCCGTTGCAGATTCAGCGTATTCCGCCCAGCCCTGTTTCGCACCCGCGACCCAGTTTGACCGCAGGGCGTCTTCTGCATCATAGGTTTTCTGTTGTTCCTGCAGGACGCGCTGCTGGGCAGAGGGGTTAAACGCATAGGCTTCCTGCAGACGCTGCAGGGTGGCAGCCCGATCTGCCTGACGCGAGGATACGCCCTCCGCCTGGGCATCCAGAGCGGCGCGTTTTGCCGACTGCTGCTGGGCAAATTTGTCCGCCTGGTCGGAAAGTGTATTCAGCCTTTGCTGGGCAACGACCTTATCGCCCAGTACAGCCAGTTGCCGCTTGTACTCCAGCGTTTCATCCTTCTGCGCCAGCAGGGATTTTTCCTGTGCAGATAACTGCCGGTTACTGGCTGCCTGCTCAAGTACGGCGTACTGATTCTCGGTTTGCCACAAATCCTTGCGCTGCTGGCTGATAACATCGTTAACGCTGGTATGCTGCTGCAGCACCTTAAGCTGTGCCTGCAGACTCAGTAAGTCCCCCTGCGCGCTGTCTTCTGCCCGGTCTCCCGCAGACGTGGTGACCCGCTGTTTTTTGGGCTCCTGCCGTTTCTTTGCCTGCTCGACTTCTTTCTCACGCAGGGCAATGAGTTTTTGCGCATTCGCGATAGCGGTCGCATCACCCGAAAAGGCAATTTTCCGTGACTGTTCCCGCGCCTCTTTAAGTTTAGCTTCAGCACCTGCAACAGCATCCGTGGCCAGATATTCCTTATTTATCCACTCCACGGATTTCAGTGTTGCCAGGTTCCCGTCTGTCGTGGCTTTTGTGAGGTCCCCCCTTAACTGCTTCGCCTGCTCAAGAACGCCAACGATGGGATCAATAGCACCGCCCAATGCCGCACTTTGCTTGCCTAAATTCACCCCGGAATAATAATTTCTGACCGCCTCTTCCGCGTCCGTCCACGCATCCGGAATACCGAGAACCTTAAGCCGGTGCGCTTCGATCTGGGTGTTGAGGTTGGTAAAATCAGATGAGCCTTTGTATTCACTGACCTTGGCTTTGGCATCCAGATAGCTGAAGCCGACGGCAATCATTTTCCGCGTGGCTTCGTCAGCACCATCTTTTGTGGTGATGAAGAGATCGGCAACGCTTTTAATCGACGCGCCAGAAGAATCGGCAATAGCCCGGATATTTTGCGCCAGCTTTTCCGCTGCACTACCACTTAAACCCAGGGACTCCTGAATAATTTTGCTGGCTTCGGCAATCTCCTGCTGACTTTTATAAACCGCCAGGCCAAGGCTGCCAAAAACGGCAGCAGCGACGCCGATAGCCGCATTGAGCGGCGTAATGTATGTCAGCAGTATTTTGGCAACGTTCCCGACCCCGCCAAACGAATCTTTAATCTGACCGCCCTGCTGAAGGAGGATCAGCCAGGGGCTTTGCCCGCCGGCCAGCTGGGTGGCAATATCGGTGAACTGAGCAGGCAACATCCGCATTGCCGCTTTATATTGCCCGATGGAAATACCCGCACGCTGTGCAGCAAGCTCCTGTTTAGAGAATGCCTGCTGAACCTGCGTCCCGGCTTTCGTCGAGTCCGCCCCTAACCCGGTAAATTGCTTGCGGACATAACTGACCTGTTCATTAAATTTTGCGGCATCAACATCAAGGCTGACGACCAAATCACCCACTGGCTGGGCCATAGCGGACTCCTCCTGACAGACCTTCTGCGATAGCCATTAACTGTTCATCATCGGGATCCGGCTGCGCTTCCACGACGTGAGGTTTTAGCAAACTGAAATGATCCACGTTAAGATCGTTTTCCCCGCATACCAGCGACAAAATATTGAGGTTCAGCGCGGCGAAATGTGCATCAAGCAGCGCATCTTCGAAGTAATGGGACTCATAAAATCGGTGCCATTCCTCCAGATCGCTGGAGGACATATCAGAAAGCATGGCGCGCCAGTCAGGCCGCCTGAACTCACGCGCCAGCTTCATGACAAAATCCTTTTCACGGGTTAGCGCTTTTCCGCTGTTTCCCCTTGGCTGTCGGATCCTTCGGATACTTCGGACACTTCGGATTCAGGAGCAACCTGTTCGGTAGTCTGAGTTTTTGCCATCATGCCCGACAGCACTTTGACCTGGGTATCCGCTTTCCCGATGGCCTCGACCGGCCATGTGCTCATCACCTGTTGCTGAAGTTCGTGAATATCCGGCTTCGGCGACTCGCTGTGCCACAGGGACATGGCGACTACCATCGCACCCGCCCGGATATTCAGCTCAACCAGCGCGGCTGACAGGATTTGTTCGTCGGGCTCATCGTTGGGCAACGCTTTTTCCTGCGCGGCCAGATAATGCAACAGTTCGACGCGCTGCAGCGCCGACAACTCTGACAGCGTGGCGTTTGCCCCGTTGAACTCAAACAGTTCTGATTTTAAAAACATGCTCGCTCCGTTATGCCGCAGTGACGGTCAGTGTGCAGATAGCCACTTTCTGGCCGTCATTGGTCATCACGATGATCTGTGTCGTGCCCGATTTAAGGCCCTTCGCCGTGACGGTATTACCCGATACCGTCAGCGTAGCGACGGTCGGATCGGCAGACGCAACATTAAACGCGCCGTTTGTCGCGCCGTTCGGAAGCACCGCCACTGTGATCACCGCATTTTGTCCGACCACCACGCTGGTGGTTGACGGCGTGACGGTCACGCCGGTCACGGGTACTGCAGCGGTCTGATTGCTCTCGGCCAGCGCCGGTTTGCCCGTATTGGTGATTTTCACCGTCCGGGTGATCACCTCTTTTACCGGCACCGCTTTGCCCAGGCTGCTGATCCAGCCACGGAAGACATCAACAGCGGTGTTGGGATAACGAATTTTGTACCCGCGCACTGCACCATCGTAAAACCAGTTAACCAGATCCTGCTGCCCGCTCTCGCCGGGCTTCCAGGCCAGTGTAAACGACGTATCCCCGGAAGATTTGGCCCCCTGCGCCGTGCCGTTCCAGTCGGCGTCGGCGTCATCGAGGTACGTGTCGTCGTAGGATTCCGCCGTCATTTCTCCCGGCGTCAGCTCCTTGATTTTCGCCAGCCGGGTCCAGTCCTGATCCGATAGCGGATTGGCGTAGGGATCGCCGATGCCGGTGTAAATCCAGAGTGTGGTGCCCGCGCCTTTGGTCGGTTCGAGTTGTGTGGTCATAAATTCCTCACATTAAGTAAGTCAGGGTGTAACGCAGGTCAGCGGAGCCCCACGTCGACATTTCATCATCGCGCTGATAGTCATAGCCTTCGGGAGTGATGTTTTCGATAAGGTCTGAAAGCGCCGGAATGTCACCCACAACGGGGTAAATGTTTTGTTCCATCCACAGGTCGAGATCGGTGTCAGGACTCACCGCCTTAAGAAATACCTCCACGTGAAGCGTCGCCCGCCACTCATCTTCATCAAGGGTTTCCCCCGTAGGTTCAGCCCCGGACAGGTAGACGGCAACGGCGGGCAGGTCTTCAGCGGTCAGAAAACTCGGGCGGCCGTCATACCAGGTGACGGAAGGATCGGTCACCGAAAGTTTCAGCGCATCCAGCACGGCGTTACGGATTTTGGGGTGCTTTATCATCGTTTAATGATCAGCCTCAGTTGATTTTTCAGGGCGGAAGCCATTTCCTTCGGCATATCGCTTTGCATCAGACGGTGAGTTTCTGCGGTATACGCTTCCGTAAGTGGGGTAGTTAACGGTATCTTCACGACCTCAATCGGGTACCGGCTTTTCCCGGAACGCTGGAGCACATGCCACCGGCCGTTAGCCAGTTGCTGAATAAACGCATTCCGAAAGGTAAAGCGGCCTATTTTGAGTACGCTGCCCTGCCCGCGCAGGTTGCCCTGACGGCGTGAAACACGCATTTGCGCCGCGCCCAGCTTGATGGCCGGCAAATTACCCCGGTTGATTTTTAACGTGGCAACCGGCCGGTTTATCGTGGCCTTTTTCAGTTTTGCACGCTGCATGACCAGCTTTCTCGGCACCTTTGTTTCCTTCGACACCGTGCTGCTGCTGCGACTGATGGCCCGCCCCGCCACCCGGTTAACCGCCTGCGCCGAGGCGCGGGGAACGGCCGTCGAACTGATACTGTTCATATTGGCGATGGCCTGTTCCAGCCCTTTGATGGCCATATTTCCGCCCCTTACTCCAGCCAGATTTGTGGCTTCCCGTTAAACATCTGATGACGGGTGACAATGTAAC